TGTTGGTGTTCTTGAGTGTGATTTCGTGTTTAGCACTGATTGGCTTACCCTTGTTACCCCCAAGGACAACCTCACATTCCCAACCCACGCCTGGGCCGTCTTTGAGAACACAGGCACCTATGTTGCTACTGTGGGTTGCCGCAGGGTGGCCCGTAAGTGGTGCAGCCTGCTAGGTGGTCGTAAGTACCGTAAGGTAACCCTCATGCCCCTAGAGGGCCGATGACTTCCTGGGCTCCACCAGCGCCAACCCAGGACCCGCCAAGTCCCAGCGAGGATGGTTCACGGACTTCCGTAGCCTTTGCAGAGGTTATCAAGGGGGCCAACCTCCTTGGGATGTCCTCTGGTGATCCTACGAAGGTCCTGAAGCGGCTTGTGGCTTTCTGTGCTGAACACCAACAGGACGCTTTAGCTGACCCAACGAAGCGAGAGCAGTTCTTTGTTTGGTTCAAGGCGCACATGCACGATACCTATATGGATTGGCTACGATTACATAAGTTATTGTAATTCCATTAGTTATCGTAATTAGTTATCTTTGGCAGTCTCATAATATCGCACCTAGCGATATCATGGGGCTGCCTTTTTGCATCCTCAGTCCCCACATAAGGATGGAACATGGATGAGGATTACCCAAAGATCCCTTTAGACCTTCTCAAGCGTTTAGATGAGAACTTTCCTGCACGTCACCCAAGCATTCAATGGTCAGACCGCAAGGTGTGGCTAGAGGCCGGGAAGCGTGAGGTTGTGACCCATCTCATTTCCATTTGGAACAACCAGAACCCAGGACAGCCCTACCATGTGTGATCCCGTGACAGCAACCGCCGCAACTATGGCTGTTGTCGCTGTAGCTTCCGGAGGCTACTCAGCCTATCAAGCGCGAGAACAGCGCAAGGAAGCAGAGCAGGAAGCCGATAAGCAGCGGGCCGACAATGAGCGGGCCAGGAACGCCCAGGAGATGCTGGCTAAGAGCCGCAAGGATAATCTCAAGTACAGCAAGCCCGCTGATGTGGAACTAGGTACTGATGGGAACATGGACGGCACTACCAGCTTCAACGGTATTGACGCCTTCCGTATCAACCCAGCACCCTCTGCCCCCTCAGCCCTGAATATCCCCGGTGGGCAAGCCTAATGGACCAACAGATTACCGCAGAGTCACGCTATGAAGACCTGAAGACGGGCCGTGAGCCGTTCCTAACGCGGGCCATTGAGTGCTGCAAGTACACCATTCCCAGCCTCATTGACCGGGAACAGAAGACTGCCAGCACTGACCTAGAGACACCATGGCAATCCATTGGTGCCCGTGGTGTGAACAACCTAGTCAGCAAGCAAATGCTGGCCTTGTTCCCCCCCAATGAACCGTTCTTCAAGTTCAATGTTAGTGATTTCGTCCTCCAAGATATTGCCGAGGCTAACGAAAAGAACCTAGAGAGCATCAAGAGTGATTTTGAACTCGGCTTGAATGATATGAGCCGGGAGATTCAAGGGGACATGGAAGCTTCTAGCCTCCGTGTTGATATGTATGAAACCCTTGAGAACCTTATTGTTACTGGCAACTGCCTTGTCTATGTGCCACCCGCTGGCAAGGTAAAGGTATTCCAGTTAAATCGCTATTGTTGCAGGCGGGATGCCATGGGCACTCCCGTAGAGATTGTTGTTAAGGAAACCTTCCACCCCCGTAGCCTATCTCCGGAACTCCGGAGTTTCCTGGCTGTTCAGGTGGAGAAGGACACAGAAGACGTGCATGTCTTCACCCATTTGGTCCGAGAGGATACCAAGTGGACCGTATACCAAGAGGCCAAGCAGAAGAAGCTCCCCAAGACTTCCGCTAGCTACCCTCTTGATTCCTGCCCATGGCTGGCCCTACGGGGCATCAAGCGGAATGGGGAGGACTACGGACGTAGCTATGCAGAGAAGTACCTAGGGGACCTTAAGAGCCTGGATGGTCTATGCCAAGCTCTCGTAGAGGGCAGCGTTGCAGCAGCCCGTGTCATATTCCTAGTCAAGCCTAACGGGCAAACCAATGTCCGTGTCCTGAATAACACCCGTAACCTTGGGTTTGCCGCTGGTGACCCTGAGGACGTTGGGGCTGTCCAGGTGGAGAAGGCTGCGGACTTCGCTACGGCCCACAATGCCATCAAGGATATTGTAGACCGACTTAGCTACGCATTCCTGCTGAACACCGCAGTCCAGCGCAATGGGGACCGGGTTACAGCGGAGGAAATCCGATTTGTAGCCAAGGAGCTAGAGGACCAGCAAGGCGGCATGTACAGCCTTATGAGTCTAGAGCTACAGCTTCCCCTTGTAAATCTTTGGATGGAACGCCTAACCAAAGCCAAGAAGCTGCCTAAGCTGCCTAAGGATACCGTCAAGCCGACCATTGTAACCGGCATGAGTGCCCTTGGACGTGGCAATGACCGGTACAAGATTGACCAATTCCTTATTGGATTAGCCCAAACGGTAGGCCCTGAGGCCATCCCCAAATACGTCAATCTCTTGGAACTCATCAAGAGGCGTGCTGTGGCAGATGGCATTGATATCAAGGGCCTTATTAAGACCGAGCAAGAACTACAAGAGGAAGCCCAAGCGGCTTCCCAGCAAAACCTAGCTGCCCAAGCTGCACCTGAGCTAATCAAAGGTGCAATGGCAGGAATGAAGAAGGGATAGAATGTCTGACGAAGTGACAACGGTATCTGTTGAGGCCGGCGCACAACCGCCTAAGCCCAACAAGCCAGTAAAGCCAGAGGGAGTTCCAGATAAGTTCTGGGATGCCGATAAGGGCGTTGTCCGCACCGAGGATTTAGCCAAGAGCTACCTGGAACTGGAAAAGAAGCAGTCCAAGGCTCCCACTGAGGAAGCCACGGATGCTGCCAAGAAGGCGCTAGAACAGCCAACCAAGTTGGACCCAGGAAGCAACCTAGCTATCACCCAGGATCAAGCCAAGAAGTCCGTTGAGGACGCTGGCTTTGACATGCAGGCCCTACAAACCGAGTTCAACGAACACGGGAAGCTCTCAGAGGAAACCTATAAGAAGCTGGAAGCTGCCAAGCTGCCCAAGCCGCTTGTGGATGGTTACATTGAGGGCCAGAAGGCTCTCATTGCTAAGGCCCAAGCTGAGGTTCTGGAAGCTGTTGGTGGCAAGGACCTGTATGCCCAGGCTGTAACTTGGGCCAAGGAGAACCTTCCTCCTGACGAGGTAGAAGCCTTTGATAAGAGCCTCAAGGGTAAGTCCCTAGCTGAAATCAAGGTCCAAGCCAAGGGCCTCATTGCCCGCTTCAAGGCTGAAGCTGGAAGTGACCCACAGTTCGTCATGGGTGGTGGGACCCCCTCAGGCACCAAGCCCTATGCCAACCGCGATGAAATGGTGGCAGACATGAGCAAGCCTGAGTATCGAAAAGACCCCGAGTTCCGTGCTAAGGTACGGGACCGGCTGGCTATCTCCAAGAACCTCTAATGAAAGCACTATATGGAATGGATTGCAGCCAACTGGGTTAACATCATGGCAGTCTATGGCGGCATGGTCGCCCTGGCTACTGCTGTGGTCAAGGTGACTCCCAGCACCAAGGATGATGAGATCCTGGGAAAGATTGTGAAGTTCCTAGACTTCTTCTCAACTGTGAACCCCAAGAAGTAATATGTTAGCCTTTTGGGAAGCCTTGGCCAGATTCGCGGCTTCCTTCATGGAATGGTTCCAGCAGAGCCAACTCATCCAAGCTGGCCGGAATGAGGCTGAACTGGACCAACTTAAACAGGAAAAGGAAACACGGGGTAAGCTTGATGAAATCGACTCTACTCCCAATCCTACTGATCCTGAGTCTATCTTGTCAAAGCTGTAGCTCACGGGATGACTATAGCCCCTATCGTAACCTCCAACCAGTGAGGTTTAGTCCCGAAACAAAGGCTTGGCTTCTTGAGAGACAGCCTTGGCCACCATATGTCATCCATGATTTTGGCGAGTTAGCCAAGCTGAATGACAAGCTCAAACTCCTAGCCAACCAATGACTCATTCACGACAAACACAAATGCCAGGGGTGTTCCCATCCCTGTATGTTACCACCTGGGATGGTGGCCCCGCTGAAGGTGCAGCTACTTTCCCCAAGCCTTCCAAGTTCGCTCTGGAAATCACCAAGGCATCACCGACTCCCATTACTATTAATGGCAGCCTGGATGGCCTAGCTGATGTCCCATTGATGGACAAGGATGGGCTTCCGTACCAATTCACTCAGCCCGGTGTCTATCTGGTTGATGTCCCCACCTATAAACTCGCCCCTGTAATCCCCAAGGGTTACAACGGCTCAGTCAAGGTCATGCCAATCTAATGGACGCTGATACCCGCAAAGAACTTCTGAAGCTGGGGAAGCTTGGTGCTACCCTTGTCCAGGCCCTCAAGGCTGTAGAAGCTTCGGAAACCCTCCAATCTGCTAAAGCTGACCTGGAAGCCGATATCCTCAAGCTTGGTGAAAACAAGGCACTCAGGGAAGCCGAGGTATCGGCCCTGAACATCCAAGCCGAGCTAGTAAAGGCCCAGGCAGACAAGGTGGCCTCAGAACTCCTGGCTAAAGCCAAGGACATCCTTGAAGCTGCCCAGGCTGAGGCTGTGACGATTCTTGGTGAAGCCCAGAAGGCCAAGGATGATGCCCTTGCAGCCCTGGAAGCTGCCAAGGTTGAGGCACAGAACATCCTGCGTGCAGCCAAGGCTGAGGCTGAAGCCCTCAAGGATGAGGCCAATAAGGTAGCAGCCAAGCTGGAACAGATGAAGGGCGCTGCCAAGGCTCTCCTGGGGGGCTAACCCATGGGCACACGAAAGACCGTCCACTGGCAAGGTGGACCGGCTGTTATCACTACTGATGATGACCGTTTGGTTGTGGTCAGTGACTCCCCAGCGGGAGGCGGCGGGCTTACTGATGCTGAACTCAGGGCAACCCCGGTTCCCGTTAGTGGCCCCCTGACAGACACACAGCTTCGCGCCACCGCCATCCCCGTCTCTGTGGCATCTCTCCCCCTCCCTGCTGGTGCTGCAACAGCAGTGCTCCAAAGCTCAGCAGCCACAAGCCTAGCTAATCTAGACACAGGCCTTGGTGCTACAAACGCAGCAGCAGCCACAACGGACGCAGGTGATTTTAGCCTTATAGCGCTATTCAAAAGGCTACTGCAAAAGACTCCTAGCACTGGTACAGCCTCCGCTTCCAACAGTCAGCCGGTTGTACTGGCTAACCATGTGGTTCTTACCGGCAATGCTTCCCAGACAGCCGGTAACAACCTCATAGCTTCAGACAATACCGGAGCAGGCACAGGAACCGCCTCAGATACCTCCGCGTATCAAAGCGGCGCTGTTGAAATCGTATCTACAGCCACAGGTGGAACATGGATTGCCGAGCAAAGCATAAATGGCTCATCTTGGGTTCCATGTGTTCTCTATGAGCAAGGTGTTATTGCTGGCGCTGCCATCAACGCTGCTGTAACAGCATCAGCATCCACACGCGCATTTGCGTTTTCTAATCCCCTGCCCCTGTTCCGCCTGCGAGCCGCCACAACACTAACAGGCGGTTCTGTGCAGGCCCGTGCTGTGTTCTCTCAGGTTCCGTTTGCTAACCCAGTTCAAAGCGTGGTTCAATCGGCAGCCGCAAACCTCAATTGTACTGCAACCATTAATGGCAACCCTGTTCTTGGTGCAGGAACAAACACAGTTGGTCAGGTTCGTATTGCTGCGGATACTGGCCAAGGATCTAGCACAAGCCTCCGTAGGCTATTAACTGCTGATACTAACTTGGTGTCAGTTAAGGCATCTGCTGGTGTAGTTGGCCACCTCTCTGTATATAACGATAGTGCTACAAAGTTCTACCTCAAGCTGTATAACAAGACATCGGCCCCTGTCCTGGCATCAGATACGCCTGAGATGACTATTCCAGTCCCCGCTGGATCGCATGTGCCCGTCAATTGCGGTCCCTTTGGCCTCCGATTTGCCACAGGGATTGCCCTCGCTGTAACCAGAGGGATCGCAGATACCGACACCACAGCCGTAACGGCAAATGATGGTGTTATCTGCATGCGTTACACCTAAAGGCTGACTAAGGCCCTACACGGATCCCCCACGGGGGAACCTGCGGACAACCTCAGACGCCATCCGTTTCTCCATATTCTGACAATTGCCAATATAAAGGTTATCCTTAGTCATGTCGAACGCTACCCCAAGCCGCCTTGGTCAAAGCCAAGCCGCAGGTGACGCACGCGCCCTCTTCCTTACCCAATTCAGTGGTGAGGTTCTGACCGCGTTCCGCAACAACAACGTCTTTGAACCGCTGCATATGACCCGCACCATCAGTGGTGCCAAGTCTGCTCAGTTCATTGCAACTGGTATCGCTACTGCTGCATACCATACCCCAGGTTCAGAGATCCTGGGAACTGCCATCAAGCACGCTGAGAAGACCATTTCAATTGATGGCCTACTCATCGCCCACAGCTTCATTTCTGATTGGGATGAGTGGGTTTCTCACTTTGATGTCAGCGGTGAGTACAGCTATCAGCTTGGCGCAGCCCTGGCCCTGAAGTATGACACCCAGGTCGCTCAGGTCATTGCCAAGGCTGCCCGCACTGCTGCAACCACGGACGGCCACAGCGCCGGTACTGTGCTAAACAGCGGTGCAACCGTGGTTAGTGACGCCACTGTCCTCAGCAACGCCATGTGGTCTGCTGCTGAGAACCTGGACGTTAAGAAGGTCACTGAGATGGAGCGCTATGTTGCCCTAGCTCCCGCCCAGTACTACCTGCTGATCCGTGGTGCCAAGGACTTCATTGACCGTGATTACAGCCCAGGCAATGGCGACTACGCCAAGGGCCAAATCAAGTGTGCTGCTGGGTTCACCATCGTTAAGAGCCTGAACCTGCCCACGACCAATATTGCATCCAACGATGCCCTAGAGTTCAATGACTACTCAGGCAACTTCACCAACACGGTAGCCCTTGCTTGGGCCAAGCCTGCTGTTGGTACCCTGAAGCTCAAGGAGATTGAGGTTCAGGAGGGTGCGGATATGCGCCGCCAGGGCCGTCTGATCGTTGCTCGCATGAGCAAGGGTCACGGAATCCTGCGCCCTGAGTGCGCCGTCGAAATCACCAAGGCCCCATAAGCCTGAAACAAAGAGCCCCCATCTAGTAGCAATGCTAGGTGGGGGTTGCTTTGCGTTCAACGAGGAAGCACCATGCCAAGCCCAGGATTAACCGAACTTGAAGCCGTCAACAGCATGCTGGGATTCATTGGGGAAGCCCCCATTGCCAGCCTAGATGGAGAGTTGATTACCGACGCTGCTCTAGCCCGTAACATCCTCAGGGAAGCCTCTCGGCAAGTCCAAGAGGTTGGATGGCACTTCAATACCGATGTTCGATTCCGCCTCAGCCCAGATATCAATGGTTTCATCCAAATCCCCAATGATGCCCTGCGCATTGATTGCCCTTGGGTAGACATTGTTGTCCGAGGAAGCCGGATCTACAACCGGGAAACCAATAGCTACACCTTTACAACCTACCTGGATTGCGAAATCATCCGCTATCTTGAGTGGGACGATCTACCCCCCGCTGTCCGTCGCTATATTACTGCCATGGCAACCACCATGTTTGCCACACGGGCACTAGGCAGTGCAGAGATTACCAATCAAGCCCGTGCCGAGGAAGCCAAAGCCCGTGCTCTCATGCTCTCCCAAGAGTTTGAAACCAGCGATGCCTCCATGCTAGATAACTGGGACGTGGCTAAGTCCCTGTCCAGGTCCACTGCTGTAACCATCTAAGGAAAACATGGGACTGATTACCAACGCCATACAGCATCTCCTTGGGGGAGTCAGCAAGCAACCTGCGGAGATCCGTTACCCCTGGCAGGCTGAGGAGCAAACCAATTGGCTCCCCATCCCTGTCCGTGGACTTGAACGCAGGCCACCCCTAGAGTGGGTTGCCAGCATCTCCCCTGCCATTGCCTCTAATAGCTTCGTCAAGATTGTCCGCATTCAGAACACGGATTATCTCCTGCGGGTGGCCTCAACCGGGGATGTGGTACTAAGTGCCCTGGATGGGACCCCCCAGACAGTCAACGTGGGGCTATCCATCGACACTGCTTACCTGCCCTCTGTTTCTCCTAAGGATGACATTGATGCCCTGGTGGTTGGTGACACCATCCTGCTATCCAATGCTAGTGTTACGGTAGCAGAGACAACCACAACGGACTTGGTTACCAACCATAACTACACAACCCATGAGGGCCTAAAGGGGCTCTCAGGGTTAACTGTGGTTGTGGGTGAGAACACCATGACCTACAAGTTTGATATCATTGATATCCTTGATAGTGGTAATGAGAGCACATCCAAGCAGACCATTAGCTACACCAGCCCAGCCAGCAACGCAGCCATTGATACCATCGTAGCTGGCATTGTTTCAGCAGTCAATGGGACCACCTGGACTAGCGCCAGGGCCAAGAAGGCTGTGGCTGCTGGTAACTCCGTGGCCATCCTCGATACCGATGGCAAGGACTTCCGCGTAAGCATCAGCGGAGCCAACGATGCAGACAGCTATGTTGCCTTCAATCGGGAAACCGCTATTGATATCGGCAAGCTGCCTTCCATCTGGTATGAGGGTTCCTATTGTAAAGCCAAGGTGGGTGCCAGTACCTCCCAGAAGACCGAGGTATGGCTAAGGGCCGTCTATGATGACTCAGCTAACCCAACACCAGACCCGGTCCCGGTGCTTAACGTAGGCACCTATGCCAGTCCCAAGTCTCCTAGGCCAGTTCGTTGGGTAGAAGCCGCCAGCCCCCGCTCACGGGCCATCTTGGATCCCACCACGTTGCCAATCCGTCTGTATAAGACCGGAGTGAATACCTGGGCTCTATCCAAGGGCATCTGGGATACACCCAAGGCGGGCGATGCGACTAACAATAAGGTTCCCAGCATCTCAGGGAAGAAAGTGACCTCCCTAGCTGTCTTCAGAAATCGCCTAGCTCTCA